GAACCTGCACACTCGGCTTTATTTAATAGAAGAGTTGTTGGTGGTGAGATTATGATTGTTAACAAATATCTAATTAGTGATTTTGAAAAGTTAGGTATTTGGTCTGAAGAAATTAAGAATGAAATTATTATTAACGAGGGGTCAATTCAGAATATTAATTTTAATCTTTATTTAGACCCAGAAGATAAAAATTATCTTAAGAAAGTTAAAAGAACTGAACATTTGATTAGTAAGTATAAGACAATTTGGGAAATCTCTCAAAGAGAATTAATTGATATGGCAGCTGATAGAGCACCATTTATTGACCAATCACAATCAATGAATATCTATATGTCTAATCCAACATTATCAAAAATATCTTCATCACATTTCCATTCATGGAAAAAAGGATTGAAAACTTTATGTTATTATGTTAGAACAAAGGCAATATCTACAGGTGCTAAACATTTGGCTTTAGATATGTCTAAAATGGAAAAACCTAAATTAAAAGTAGAAATACCAAAAGTAGAATATAGTGATGTGAATTTACCAATTAAACCTGAAGATAGTCCTTTTGATTGTTTTGGTTGTTCATCTTAAAAAAATTAAATCCAACAAGTTGTTGGATTTTTTTTATTCATCTATTTATTACAATAAAATAGATAACTATTATAATATATGGCAAATGGAACAACATATGGTTTAGCGTTTCCTTTTAATGATTCTATCCGTGGAGATTATTTAGAACTTACACAATTTCAAAAAGATGAAATTAAGTCAGACTTATTGCATCTTTTATTAACTAGAAAAGGATCCAGATATTATTTACCAACATTTGGAACAAGATTGTATGAATTTCTTTTTGAACCTTTTGATGGATTAACATTTGATGCTATTCAATCTGATATTAGAGATGCGGTTCAAAATTTTATGCCAAATCTTTTAATTAATGGTATAACAATTACACCAGCAGATATTCAAGATGAAGTTGACGAGGGAACACAAACTAATATTGCAGGTTCTTCGGATATTTCCGTATATAGACTTCCTGGTAAAGGAACATCAGAGTACACTGCAAAAATAAAAATAGATTATTCTACAAATGGGCAAACATTCGCTCAGAGTGATTTTCTAATTATCAATATTTAATATAAATGGCTAGCAATCAAATACCATATACTACCAGAGATTTCCAAGCAATAAGAACGGAATTACAAAATTACGTTAGAACTTATTATCCTGAATTAATACAAGATTTTAATGATGCTTCTGTATTTTCAGTATTTTTGGATTTAAACGCAGCGGTTGCCGATAATTTACATTATCATATTGATAGGAGCATTCAAGAAACAGTATTACAATACGCACAACAAAAATCTTCAGTTTATAATATAGCCAGAACTTACGGTTTAAAATTACCAGGACAAAGACCATCAGTTTCTTTAGTTGATTTCTCAATTACAGTTCCAGCCTATGGAGATAAAGAAGATGAAAGATATCTTGGAACCTTATTAAGAGGGTCTCAAGTTATTGGGGCAGGATTGGTATTTGAAAATGTTTATGATGTTGATTTTTTCTCTCCATATAACGCTCAAGGATTTCCTAATAGATTAAAAATACCAAATTTTAATTCTAATGGAATTTTATTGAATTATACTATTACTAAAAGAGAAATTGTTGTTAATGGTATTACAAAAGTATTTAAAAGAGTTATTACACCTAATGATGTAAAACCATTCTTTGAATTATTTTTACCTGAAAAAAATGTTTTAGGTATTACAAGTGTTTTATTAAAAGACGGAACACAATATACTAATGTACCAACAACGGCCGAATTTATGGGATTGACTAATAGATGGTATGAAGTAGATGCTTTAGCGGAAGATAGAGTTTTTATTGAGGATCCAACAAAAGCTTCAGATAAACCGGGAATTAAAGTTGGTAGATATATTCAAACTCAAGATAGATTTATTAGTGAATATACTGGTGAAGGGTTTAAAAAATTAACATTTGGTGGAGGTACAAATACTGCTCAAGATGCGTTAGACCAATTCACTACTTATGGTACAACATTAGAATTACAGAAATATTCAAATAACTTTTCTTTAGGTTCAGCATTAAAGGCTAACTCAACATTGTTTATTCAATACAGAGTTGGTGGAGGATTACAAACTAATTTAGGAACTAATGTAATTAACCAAATTGGAACAGTATCATTCTTTGTTAATGGACCTTCTGAAGCAACAAACTCATCTGTAGTTAGTTCTTTAAGATGTAATAACGTAACTGCTGCAATTGGGGGGTCAGGACTTCCAACAATAGAAGAAATTAGGAATTATGTATCTTTTAACTTCTCGGCACAAAAAAGAGCGGTTACCGTACAAGATTATGAATCAATTATTAGAAATATGCCAGCTCAATTCGGAGCTCCGGCTAAAGTATCAATAACTGAAAATGATAATAAAATAATGATTCAAATATTATCATATGATACCTCAGGTAAATTAACTAATGTTGTTTCAAATACTTTGAAACAAAATATCGCCAATTATCTATCTAACTACAGAATGATGAATGATTATATTTCAATTTTTACCGCAGAAGTTATTGATGTAAGTACGGATGTTTCAATTGTTTTGGACTCTGCTCAAAATTCAGGCCAAATTATTTCATCAGTAATTGATGCGATTTCAACATATTTTAATCCACAAACAAGACAACTTGGACAGAATATATATCTATCTGAAATTAGAAGTATAATTCAAAATCTTAATGGAGTGTTAACTGTTGCTGGACTTGATATCTATAATGAAGTGGGTGGACAGTATTCATCCGCTGAAACGTCTATGGTTTATTCTAACCCTGAAACAAAATTAATTGGACCTGTAGATGATACAATATTTGCACAACCATCACAAGTATATCAAATTAGGTATCCAAATAAAGATATTAGAGTATCTGTTAAAAACTTCCAATCAGTTACCTTCTCATAAGTTTATTTTTAGAATCTTTAAACTATAATTTAATGTGGTGCATTTTTTTATAAAATACCACATAAACTATTTATAGTTAAAACCATTAGATGGGTCAATCATACAGGATACAAACAGAACTCGGAATTAATAAGACAATCAATGTTCAATTAGACCAAGAGTTTGAATTTCTTGAAATTCTTTCATTAAAGATTCAACAATCAGATATATATACTAGAAGTTGCGCTGACTATGGCGTATTGGTTGGCAGAGTAACCGCTAATGGTGGATTTGGACTACCAAATGCAAGGGTTTCAATATTCATTCCTATTGATAGTATTGACCAATCAAATCCATTAATTCAAAGTATATACCCTTATAAATCACCAAGTGATAAAAATAGTGATGGATATAGATATAATTTATTACCTTACGAAAAATCATATTCAAAACACGCAGCAACAGGAACCTTACCTTCAAGAAATGACGTATTAACTGCAAGTACTGTTGTAGAAATATATGACAAATATTATAAGTTTACTGCCAAAACAAATGAGAGTGGTGATTACATGATTATGGGGGTTCCATTAGGGGAGCAAACTTTAGTTATGGATGTTGATTTATCAGATATTGGTGAATTTTCATTAACACCTCAAGATTTAATTAGAATGGGTCTTGCAACTGAAGCTCAAGTTGCGGGAAACCAATTTAGGACTTCAACAGATATTAATTCATTACCACAAATTATTAATTTATCGGTTAATACTGAAATATCTCCATTGTGGGGAGATCCTGATTTATGCCAAATCGCTATTAATAGAGTTGATTTTGATTTAAGAGATAGTGCCAATATTGATATACAACCAACATCAACATTTATGGGGTCCATTTATTCAACATCGGATGCATATAGAGTTAGAAGAAATTGTAAGCCAAGAGATAATATGGGGAATCTTTGTTCATTAGCCGCAGGTCCTGGACAAATATTAGCGATACGTCAAACTGTTCAACAAGATTCTGATGGTAATCCAATATTGGAATTATATCAATTAGAGCAGGCGGGAAATATTATTGATGGTAGTGGTGTTTGGTTAACAGAATTGCCAATGAATTTAGATTACATAATAACAAATCAATTTGGAGAAAAAGTAATTTCAAATAACCCAACAATTGGTATTCCAACTAAAGCTAAATACAGATTTAAAATTAAATGGCAACAACCTGCCGCTTTAACAACTCAAACTAGAAGACCTAATTATTTAGTTCCAAATATTAAAGAATACGGACCTGATATTACACAGTTAAAAAGTTCTTATTATTTTGGATTAGCTTGGAGTGGATATACAAAC